CTACGTCAACAGAGGCTGGTGAAGAAAAAAAAAATTAGAATGGATTGACATAGAAAGATATACAATGGGGGAGTGTCAAATACTTCCCCATTTGTTTTGGGAGATGACCATGGCTGAATTAGACTTTATTTGGTATGGTTATAGGCATAAAGAGGAGCAAGAATGGGTGAGGTCAAGATGGCAAACTACGATACTTGTAAATTTGCAACTACCTAAAGGCAAGAAGGTTAAGCCTACTGAACTTTTAGAATTAGATTGCGATAAGAGGAATAGAAAGAAGAATGTCAAGATAATGACTAAGGATGAATTAGAAGAAGTACTTAAAAAATACGAAAATATTAAACCAGCATAAAATGGCGAATCAAGAAGGTGTTGATATTATAATTAAGGCCACCGACCAGTACACTAAGACTATAAATAACATTAGAGCCTCTAATGAATTATTTGGTGAAAGTCTTAAAAATACCGAAAAAGAAATAGCTGCAATTACAAAGTTAATGATAACAATGAGGGCTCAAGGAATTGACCCTACAGATGCAGCAATGGTAAAACTTAAAGAAGATTATGATAGACTAAATGCGTCATTAGAATCTGGAGAAGGTACCTTAAAAAGTTCAAACAAACAATGGACAGCATTATCTTTAGTTGTGCAAGATTTACCTTATGGATTTAGAGGTATTCAAAATAACTTACCAGCATTATTAGGAAGTATTGCAGGAGTTGGTGGTGCTGCTTATTTTGCATTTTCAGCTCTTGTTGCAGTTTATACTGCTTATGGAGACCAAATAAATGATGCTATATTTAAAACTGGCACTTTAGAAAAAGCAACAAATGAATTAGGTAAAGCTAATACTGAAGCAGCTAAATCAACCGAGACAGCAAGAACAGAGTTATTAAAGGTAGGTTCTGTTATAGAAGCAGCTAAAAATGGTTACATTTCTAAGACTGCAGCTATAGAGTATTATAATGAAAAACTTGGAGATTCTTTTGGTAAGGTAAGTAGTTTAGGCGAAGCTGAACAAGCATTAATTGATAAAACTCCAGACTATATAGAAGCTTTGATGTTAAAAGCCAAAGCTGAATTATATTTTGCTAAGGCTGCTGAGTATTCTGCAAAAAAAGATGTTGCAATGCTTACAGACCAATTAACATTTTTTGATAAGCTTTACTATGCTGCAAAAGCGATAACTACTAACTTATCAGTTGGTGCAAAAGGTGTTATAAAAGCATATACAAAAGGACTTGTTGGAGCACAATCTTCAGCAGCAACTATTGTAGAACAAACTTCTTCTGAAATATCTGATGTTCTTACTAAAGAAGGTAAAGCAGCAATGACTTCTTATTTTGAGGCGTTAAAAAAATCTGGATTAAGTGATGCAGAAATTCAAAGCATAATTGATAAGCTAAATCAAAAGTTATTAAAAAATCAAGAAAAAACTGATAAAGAATTACAACAAGCATTAGAAAAAGCACAAAATGTTCAAATAAGTAATTATATTGACACACTTAGTGATAAGAATGCAGAAATTGTAAAATCAGAATTAAAGTTACAAGAAGATATTGCTGCATTAAATGCTGCTGGATTTGAAGATATTACAAATGCTCTTCTTGCTAATAAAATAAGAGTTGAAGAAATCAATAAAAAGTATATTGATAAAGATATAGACCAAATACATAAAGGTCAACAATTTATTAAAAAAATAATTGATGATTATAATAAAGATAAAATAGATGGTCAAGTAAAATATACTAACGACTATATTAAATCTTTAGATGCTCAATTAAAAGCTGAATTAAGATTACATAGGGGTAATATAAATCTACAGCAAGAAGATATTAAAAGTAAGATTAATCAATTAAAGTTTGCTCAAGTATTTGCTGCAGGTAATGTTAAAGCTACACAAGAGATTAATGCTGCTTTGCAAAGTTTAAATGGTACCTTAACTGGTGTTGGAACAAACTGGGCAAATACTGCAAATAGGATAGTTTCTATTGCTAATGATTTTTTAGCTAACTCTTTTGTTTCTCTTGGTGAAACTATAGGACAAGCATTAGCTGGAGAAAAGGTACAACCATTTGTAGCATTAGCTGGTATATTAGCCGATGCTTTAACGCAACTTGGTCAAGCATTAATCAGCTTTGCAATTCTTGAAGGTGCTGCATTTGAAGCACTTAAAAATCCAGCTTCATGGCCTATTGCTTTAGCTGCTGGTACTGCCGCTGTTGCTGCAGGTGCATTCTTAAAATCAAAATTAAAAGGCAATAATGATACTTCATCTAAGGGTGGACCAATGAGATTTGCAAACGGAGGTATCATATCTGGCCCTACAATGGGTTTAATGGGTGAATATCCTGGTGCGGCATCTAATCCAGAAGTTGTGGCTCCTTTAGACAAATTAAAAGATTTGATTGGTGGTGATGGAGGGGGTACATTTGTATTAAGAGGACAAGACTTACTTTTGTCCGTAAATAGAGCACAAAAGGCATCAAATCTTAAAGGACAAAATATAAGTTTAGCATAATGGCATACGGATTAAGATATGAATTAACTCAAAAACTTCGTGATAATACTAATTTAACTGTTAATATTTATGAAGATGGACATACTGGTAGTTCATATATTTATACTGCTACGCAAATAAGTGTTACTCCAAATTCAAATGAAGAGGACCCTATTGGTTCAATCATATCTTCTCAGTTAAATGTTTCTTTTATAGTATCAACTAATGATGACTATACTAACTTCCCAGATTTACTTAATTATAATGATGTAGAGTATTATGTAGAATTAAGTGTAAATGGTGCAATTTTGTGGAAAGGCTTTTTATTTAATGACTATATTAATGTTGGATTTGTTACTGGTTATCAAGTAGTAAACATTGTTTGTATTGATGGTTTATCATTTTTAAAGGATATTCCATATCAATCTACTGAGAATATAAATGCTCCAACTCCATTATTAAATATCATAACTGAAGCATTGGTTAAAATTCCATATAAAAACGCTTCAAGTTTATATTCTTGTATATCATATTTTGCAGCTGGAATGTTTAATAGAGGTGTTTCTACTAATAATGAAACATTTTCTCAAACATATCAATATAGAAGAGACTATGTTACATTAGATTATTTTACTATATTAGAAAATATTATAACATCTTTTGGATGTAGATTATTTCAATATAATGGAGATTTTTATATAATGCCAATCAACGATATGGCAACTGGGTTATACTATACTAAGTTTACCATTTCAAGCTCTCCTACTGTTATTACATCTGGCACACTAAGTAATGCCGTTTCAATTGAGTCTTATGCTGCTAATAATGTCCATTTTATTAACTCGTCTCAAGTAAAAATTGTAAGAAAAGGTTATCCAGTAGTAACATCGACATTTGATTATAGAAGTGCTTTAAATTATATATATAACAATGATTTAAAAATTTATTCTGGAACTGCACCTGCCTACACTGTACCTGGTTGGACATTTACCAAGACTGTTGATGGCTATGCTACTATAGATATTAATCCAAATTATCAATATAATGGAATTTTTGTAGCATCAGTTTTTACTGCAGGTAGCACTGGAAGGGCAGAAATGGGTACTCCAGGAGTTTACACTACTCTTCCATTTATGTATGGTCCAGAGATTAGATTAAGTTTTGATTATTTAACATTAAATAGCACTAAAAGAAAGTTAAAGGTTGCTTTTCAGCTTAATTATTATGATGGTTCTTCATATACTATTTATTATATGAACTCAAGTAATATATGGAGCACTTCATTTTCGTATTTCACAGTTGAAACAGCAGACCAATTAGTTTACGAAGCTAAGAGCTTAACTTGTTATTTAGGGCCTAATGTAGTAATGGGTTCAAACCTTGATTTAAGAGGTTACATTAGAGTTATATTTTTAGCTGATGATTGGGATGCAGGGTTTGGTGGTGGATATGTCAGAAATATTTTATTAACTCAAGCTGATGGTGAAGTTAAATCAGAACAAGTGACTCGTTTTATAGGCACATCTAAAACTACTAAAGACGTAAAATTGCCTTATGGTGGGTTATATCCAATAGGAGGATTAGCTTCATATCAACATTTTAATAATTTAGGTACTTTTACTGATAGTTCTGGAAATTATTTAACTGGATGGTATAGATTCGGTAAACCTACTGAAACATTTAGGGATTTAATTGAATTAATGATAAGACAATATTCTAATCTATTAAATAAAAATATAGCTACATTAGAAGGAGATTTAGGTACTTATAAGGCATCAACTGGCACAATTTATTTAGATAAGGTTTATTCAGTTACAGATGCTGGAACAAGTGCGTTAAATTATAATACTAAGAAGTTTTTGATTAATCGTTTAGACTTGGTTCCATATCTTAATATAACATCAAGCATACAATTAATTGAAGTTACTAATACAGATATTGGCTCTACTGCTAAAACTGATTATATTTTAAATGAAACTCAAACATCACAAACAGGATTACCAATAGCATAAATTATGGCAATATTAGGCACAAATATTATTTTATACTACTTTAATGGTTCATCAAACATTCCATTTGGTTCATCTACAAGTTGTTCATTTGAAACTACTACAGATTTGTTTGAGGTTTCATCATCATTTAACGCATGGTTTAGCTCATCCTTACCAAACCTTTCAAGTTGGACTATAAACTGTGATGGTTTTGTAGCTAATGGAGATTTTGAATATAAGCAAATGCTTGATTTTCAATTAGCAAGAACTCCTCTAACAGTTAAATTTAGTATCGGAACAAGTCCTACTTATATAATTTCTGGTACGGCTAACATTACATCAATAAATGCAAGTGGTCCAGCAGAATCTGCTGTAACTTACAGAATAACGCTACAAGGAAGCGGAAGATATACAATATCATAAACTTAATAATATGGCTATTTTAGGTAGTAATTTGATTTTATCATACAGAGAGGCTGGAGGTTCATATTCTCCTTTTGCTGCTTCTACAAACTGTTCATTTGACGTTACTACGTCTCAAGTAGATGTTACATCTTATGCATCAGATTGGTTCAAGCAATTTAAAAATGATGTATCTGAATGGAATCTTACTTGCGATGGATTAATTACTATAGGTGATTATGATTATAAAGATTTACTTGATGCACAATTAAATAGAACTAAAATAACTATTAGATTTTATATAGGTACCACATCTGTAAATCAAGTTTATGGGTTTGGATATATTACATCAATTAACTTAAATGGAGCTACAGAACAAGTAGCATCTTATTCAGTATCTATACAAGGTTATGGCCCTTATAGTTTTAACAATCCAAGCAATTGTGGTAGGTATTTCGTACAGATAACAAGTGCAGGTGGTGGTTCATTACAATATAATGATTGTGATACTGGAGTTACATATACTATTGTATTAACTTCTCCAGGCTCATTTTATCAATGTGCTCAGATAGTTGGAGGATTACCTCAAATAACAATAACAAGTGGAACTGGAACTATAACTCCAACTGGATTATGTGCAAATCAATAACAATAAAAATATAATAAAATGTCACTTAACGGAACAAACGTAATTTTAGCTAAAGGTGGAGTTGTTTTTGCAGCTTCTACATCATGCTCATTAGAAGTATCATCAGACCAAGTAGATATTACTAACAAATCTTCTGGATTTAGAAAAGAATATGTTTATGGCTTTAAGTCATATACAATTAGTTGTGATGGTCTTATCACTTTAGACAACTATGACTATTTTGATATGCTTACAGACCAAGAGAACAATACTCAGATTTCTGTGACTTTCACAATAGGTACTAAGGTATTTTCTGGTACTTGTAATATTGAATCAGTATCAGTAGATGGCCCAGTAGAAGGAGTTGCAACATATTCAGTTAGTTTACAAGGAACTGGAGATTATACTTTAGCATAATATGCAACACATTAGAGACTACTTACTTATCATTGGGTTCTTTTTCTTAGGCGTATTTGCCTATGAGTCACTTCATAAAACCGATAAAAAGGCTGACTTTAGTGATATGAGTAACTACAATAAGATTAAGGAGATACATGATACTTTGTACATAAAAACGTACAGAAATCGGTACATAAAAGGGGATTCTATCCCTTTTGTGATTATAGCTACAGATACCACTATTATTCATGATACAGCTTATATTCTACAAGACTACAACGTAAGCAGAGCTTATTCTGACACTATTAATCAAGATTCTAATATCTTTGTGATTAATGATACTATCAGCCAAAATCGTATCAAATCGAGGTCTTTTGAGTCCAATATTACCGAAAAAACCATCTATGTTAAGGAGTATTATGCAGAGAAAGCCAAGTATAGGCTTTATTATGGCATAAGAGGCGATTTTAGCCCATCTAATGGCTTAGAAGTAGTAAGTCCTGGTTTGATGCTAAATGCCAAAAATAAGGCTCTAATAGGTCTTAATCTTAATATTAATAAAAATAACAATATGAGTTACTCTGGTAGCTTGTATTTTAAAATAGGTAGAAAGTGATAAAGTTTATAAAGGATATGTTATCTGGAGGTTCAGAAGTTAGCTCAAAAAGGGTAGCTGGTATGATTTCTTTGTTATGTGCAATAACTGGAATATTTGCAGCGTTATTATCTCAAACTGCTTTTGATTCATTATTGATGTATTCTGCTACTTTATTGTCAGCAAGTGTAGTAACAACAATCTTTAACAAGAAATAACCATGTCAAACTTTAACGATTTGAATTCAGATTTAACTCCAATAGGAATAACATTTACAGCCGTATCATGGCTTAATATTTTTGGGATTGTGCAAATAAATCCTTTGCTACAATCAATAGTTTATTTAATGACTATTGCTTGGTTAGGAATGCAGATGTATGGCTTCTTGAAAAAGCAGTTTAATAAAAAATCCTAATTTAGTGCTCCATGAGACTAACAGCACATTTTACTTTAGCAGAATTTACTCGTAGCGAATCAGCTAAAAGACATGGTGTGTCTAATCAGCCAACCCCAGAACATATACAAAATATCAAAATACTTTGCGAAAGAGTATTAGAGCCTATTAGAATGAAGTTCGGCCCTCTTATCTTATCATCTGGATATAGAAGTAAAGTTCTCAATCATTACATTGGAGGCAGCTTAAAATCACAACATTGCGAGGGAAAAGCGGCAGACCTGGACATGGATGGTGTGGATGGTGTAACAAACAAAGAGATTTTTGAATACATAAAGAACGAGCTTGAATTTGACCAACTAATAAATGAGTTTAATTACTCATGGATTCATGTAAGCTACAACTTAGGCAAAAACAGAAAGCAAGTATTAGATGCTTTAAAAGTAAATAATAAAACTGTTTATGCTATTCACAGAGACTAACCAAACCAACCAATATGGCATCGAAAAAAAATGTGCTTGTCATAGGAGATACGCACGAACCATTCTGTCATCCACTTTATAGGAACTTTTGCCTTGAAGTGTATAACAAGTTTCAATGCTCCGAAGTAGTACATATCGGAGATGAAGTAGACAATCACGCAATCTCTTATCACGAATCAAAACCAGACGGTCATGGAGCTGGATATGAAGCTGATTTAGCTCAAGCAGCTATGTATAAATGGTACAAGGCTTTTCCTAACGTCAAAGTCTGTATCGGTAATCACTCAGCCCTACATAAAAGAAAGGCTCAAACAAGCGGTTTACCAGAGAGATTTATCAAATCATACGAACAAGCATGGGATGCTCCTAAAGGCTGGAAATGGGCCTTAGAATGGGAAATAGACGGTGTTCTATATACTCATGGCACTGGAAGTTCTGGACAAGCTGGTGCAATCAATAGAGCAAGGGATGCTCGACAATCAACTGTTATAGGTCATATCCATAGTTTTGGTGGTGTTTTATACTCATCATCAGATAAGGACATGATATTCGGCATGAACGTAGGCTGTGGTATTGATATTGATGCCTATGCTATGGAGTATTCACGACCTTTCCCCAAAAGACCAACATTGGGCTGCGGAGTGGTGTTAGATGGCGGAAGAGTTGCTATATTTGTACCGATGCCATTAGGCAGTAAGATTATTAGGTTACCTAAGAAGTAACAATAGTTTAGTAAATATTTTTAAAGTGTGTATTACATTGATTACCAATGCAGTATGCACTTTTTATTTCAGTATCAATTAAATCGTAAATTTGTATGAACAGAGAAGTAGACGTAAAGATTAACCAATTAATGAAGGAGAAAAGCAATTTAGAAGCAAGGCTTGAATTGATTGTTAGAGAATTGCGACTTACTGTTCTTAAAAATAGTATCACAAATGTTAATGCACATCATACAACTGACAGAAGATGAAGATGAAAGCTATGAGTTCCAAGATAATTCAGAGGAATCAGATGCTTATATCAACATATATCAAGTAGTTAGCGTTACTGCCGATGAGGAAAATGATGAAAGGTGCTTTGTATATATGACAAACGAAGATTACTTCTATGTCAATGAATCTATCAATAGTTTTATAATGAGGTATCAAGCTATGCTTTACGGCTCAGTATTAACAAAATTTTATGATAGTTCTAATAAACAGAATTAAGATGCTCTCTCATAGGTGTTTGGTTGGTTTTGGTGAAGGCTCCAGGTAAAATCTGGGGCTTTTTTTATAATAAAGAACCCCCCATAAGAATATGGAGGGCCACCTATTTATCTACAAAACACAACACTTTACTTTTTTTGGTACTCTTTGACTGCAAATGTAACTAATCCTACAATAGAAAGTACATATAAACCTCTAAAGGTTAAATGCCAATATATAGGATTCCATTCTGCGATTAAGAAAGCAAATGGTATATAAACCATTACCATTAGTGCTAATAAACCAATCATTGCTTCAAGTATATTTTTCATAATAGTTAATTTAGAAAGGTAATTTTTCTTTTACTTCGCCATCTGGCTTCCATGGGTCAATTTCTACATAGAAATCTGATTCACCAGGATTATGAGACTTCTTCATCTTTACTAAGATGTTAGCCCATCCTTTGTTATCAGCAGCAAATTCATTTAACTTCTGTAGGTCTTGTGGGCCTAATGAGATTTTTCTTAAACTACCGAATGCTGTTGTTAGTGTAAAGCATCTCCCAAGGTAGAGTTCTTTTGATTTAGACATTTTGTTTGGTTTTTATTGTTATAAACTTTTCTTTAATTGCTCTTTTAACTTAGTGAGGTAAAGACTAAAGTCTAATGCC